TGACCCAAGCTATACTAAGATTCAGACAAGGTAACTTTATTAACCTTGAATCTGACGAGATTGAAGAAGAAGTTTACCGAGAAAAACGCGCATATTATTAATCTCGAGATAAGGAAACGATCATGGCCGGTAAATTAAAAACGTTATTCGACACAGCAAAAAAGCTAGAAAAGGGCGCATCACGCAGAGTAGGTGCATTAGGAAACAAAGACGTTAGGATTGAGCCTGGTTCAAAGGTAGGTTCTGCTGTTGGCGGAATAAAAGACCCTAAGACAGGAAGGGTTCTTAAGAAAGATAAAATTGAAGAGCTAACTTCAAAAGGTCGAAGGCGTATTGCTGGAACTGGTGTTGCTGGCGCCGCTGCTGCTACTTTGTCTGGAGGATCTGACGATAAGCCTAAGAAGAAAGACTTTACCAAAGGCGTAAGCAGAGGCGGCGTTCCGTTTAAGGAAGCATTTAGGAAAGCGCGTAAAGACGGCAAAAAGACTTTTGAGTGGAACGATAAAGAGTATACGACAGATCTTGCTTCTGAAAAGAAAAAAGACACTCCATCTAAGTCTAATTCTAAGACTACTACCGATAATAAAAAGCAAGGCGTTATTTTTGGCAAGGGCGCTAAGTTCCGTCCCTTCGGCGGTGTTCTTGCCCGAGCATTGCTTGGTGATGATGAGAAGTTTGGTGGCGAGCGAGGCGCGATTGATTTTATTCGCACCAAAAAGAAAAAGCCCGTTGGAAAGAATCAAGGCGGAATGATGAAAAAGAAAGGTTATAAGCGTGGTGGCGCGGTAGGTATGTCTAAGCCAGGTAATGAGTTGCCTATAGCTGGAAAGAAGCCGCCTAAGTTAAGCTCTTCTCAACAGAGTTTGTTGCGCCAAGCTCAGGCATACGCGAATCAAACCGGACAAAATCCTGCTGAAGTAAAGCGATTAACTAGCATGTACGGCGACTTGAACGCAGCGAAAGATGCAAAGAAAGCTCGAAGACAAGCTGGTGCAAGAGGAACTGGTCCTCGCCGCATGAAGATGGGCGGTATGTCCATGAAGTCTAAGATGGCTTCAAAGGGCGGCAAGATGGGCGGTATGATGCCACCTGGTTACAAGAACGGTGGATCTGTGGGCAGAAAGAAAGCTCGCGGAGTTGGTGCGGCTAAACGAGGGTTTGGCAAGGCTATGCGTTAAGCATGGCCTATCTCCAAAGCAATATCCCACACTTTAAAGCGTGGGTAAGAAGGGAATACACGGTTAATCATGAGCGATACCATGGCGAGTTTTTACACGCTATGGTTATCGCCGTGACTACCATGCCTACTCGATGTCTTTCGTTTCAAGTTATTTTTACTGGATGCGAAGTTGATGAAGATGAACCTAACGTACACGGTGGCGCCATGTGGGCAAGAATGCCTATTACCGCGTTGGTCGCTGACACACCTTTTGAAGAATGGCCTGAGCCGATGCCTGTCTGGGCTGCTCAACCTTGGGATTGCAGTTCTCATCATCACGCTGTTTATGTGCTTGATCGCTGCACACCTTGTCCATGGATGGCTAAGATCGATGGTGAATTTTATCCTGCGAAATACCTTTTTACGGTAGACTACGCGGAGAATGAGATCGCGGATGATCCGGCGCAACACAAGCAATCGCATGTTCTTGAGTTGCTTGATGCTGGCGAATGGACCGGAAATATTGTAGCGTTACCCAATAACAGGGTTAGAGTTACGCACCCTGCTTGGTTTGAGACAGGTGAAGGTGCGCCAGACTTTAAGCCTTCACAGCATATTCATTACAGCAAGTCTGATTTAGACTATACGCTAGACGTAAATCAGGTTTTTGATAACTTGTATGCGGACAAGGAATAATTAGATGAAGTCCAACACCGATATGTATAAAAAAGTCATGCGCCTTCTTGAGGGCTCTGAGGATGATTCATTGCTTGAAGATCTTCGTGAGAATGAAGATGAGCTTATGGATTATTTGACAGAAGAAATGCCCGAGAGAAAAGGTTCGATCATGATCATGATCAAGAAGGGCAAGAAAGACGACGATCTTGAAGAGCTTTTTCCTGAAAAAGAAAGCCCTCGCACGTTGAAGATGAAGAAAGGTGGTGCTGTTCGCAAGCCAAAAGCCAAGGTCAAGGTTAAAAAGAAACCAACTTCGATGACGAAGTGGGAAAGGAAGTGGGGCTAACACATGGCTATTGAGCGCGGTGTTGATGACGTTGATATTCAAGAACTTAAGATAGAAGACAACTCAAAAGAAATCCAAGTTGATGTTGAGGATGATTCTTTTGATGAGATCTTAGGATCTGGTTTTAGCGAAGATGATGACATAGAAACCCTTGATGACGGGACTATGTTAATTGGTATGCCGCCCCCCGATATAATGGCTGAAGGCGACGATTTTTATGAAAACCTCGCTGAGGTTCTTGATCGTTCTACATTGAGATCTTTGTATAACGACTGCATTGCCGATTACAAAGATGACTTGTCGTCTAGAAAGGAATGGGAACAGACCTACCGAGAAGGACTTGAGTTCCTCGGAATGAAATTTGAAGAACGAAGCGAACCTTTTGAGGGTGCTTCCGGTATTGTGCATCCGCTTTTAGCGGAAAGCGTTACGCAGTTTCAGGCGCAAGCATATAAAGAAATGCTGCCGCCTGGGGGTCCAGTAAAGACTCAAGTCGTTGGACTGGGTACTCCACAAACCGACCTCCAGGCTGCGCGTGTACAAGAGTACATGAACTACCAAATTACACAGGTCATGAAGGAATATGATCCTGAAACCGACCAGATGCTGTTTTATCTGCCGCTGTCTGGTAGTGCATTCCGTAAGGTTCATTTTGATCAAACGCTGGGAAGACCTGTCTCTAGGTTTATTCCTTCAGAAAACTTGGTTGTGCCTTATGGCGCCAGCAGTTTAGATAGTGCTGTCCGTATTACGCACGTTGTTGATATGTCAATCAATGACGTTAAAAAGCTTCAACAAACAGGCTTTTATCGAAAAACCAATATGTCTAACAGAACTGCGAACATTGGTTCTGACAGTGACATAGAGGAGGAATTAGATGAACTACAAGGCGTTAAGCCGTCTGGCAACTCTAGCTCTGATGAGTGTGAAATCCTTGAAATGCATGTCGAACTCGACATCGAAGGTTATGAAGATATTGATGCCGATGGTGAAGAAACTGGTATCAAGCTTCCGTACATTGTTACTATCTCTCAAAGCGAATCTCAAATTCTATCCATTCGAAGGAACTACGATCAAAACGATCCTATGCGTAAGCGGATTGATTATTTTGTTCATTACAAGTTTCTTCCTGGTGTCGGCTTTTATGGTTTCGGGCTAACGCATATGATCGGTGGGTTGTCCCGTGGGGCGACCTCATTGCTTCGGCAGTTGATTGATGCAGGCACTTTGGCGAACTTACCCGCTGGTTTTAAAGCCCGTGGTATTCGTATTCGCGATAGCGATGTGCCTTTACAGCCAGGTGAGTTCAGAGACATGGATGCGCCAGGAGGCTCATTGCGTGATGCGTTAATGCCTCTGCCGTTTAAGGAACCTAGCGGCACCCTCCTAAACTTGCTTGGTATGCTGGTTGAAGCCGGTAAGCGATTCGCCTCTATTGGTGATATGCAAGTTGGAGATGGCAATCAAGAAGCGCCTGTTGGTACGACTGTTGCGTTACTAGAGCGTGGTAGTCGCGTAATGAGCGCGATTCATAAAAGATTGCATTATTCGCAGCGCATTGAATTTAATCTTCTTGCGCGAACGTTTAAAGAGAACTTACCAGCCGCGTATCCATACATGGTGGCTAATGGTAACCCAGGTCTGATTCAGCAAGACTTTGATGACCGAATAGATATTATTCCTGTAAGTGACCCCAACATATTCTCTATGAGCCAGCGTGTAATGTTGTCTCAAGAAATGTTGAGAATGGTGCAGGCTAACCCTGAAATCCATGGTCCTATGGGTATGTACAACGCTTACAAGCGTATGTATGAGGCAATGGGTGTACAGCAAGTAGAACAGATTCTACCGCCTCCCCCTCCGCCACCACAGCCTATGCCAGTTGCACCGGCTATGGAAAATGCTAACTTTATGATGATGCAGCCAGCGACACCGTTTCCTGATCAAGATCATCAAGCGCACATTGACTCGCACATCACGGTATATAACTCTGCTGTTGTTAAGACAAATCCTCAACTTCGCGCTATGATTCAAGCGCATGTTTACGGGCATATTGATCTAATGGCACGACAGCAGGCTATGCAGGACCCAGAAGTGCAGCAGATGCAGCAACAAATGCAAATGATGGGGCCACCTCCAGGAATGGCTCCGCCTCAGTTAGGTGGACCCATGGGTGGCCCTCCGAGTGGTCCTCCAGGTGCCAGCCCTTCACTGGCTCCTCCGCAAGGGGGAGCGCCCATGGGACCACCACCACCTAATCCAATGCAGGCAATGATTGAGTCTAAGGTTGCTCAGATTACGGCTGACATGCTTGAAAAGATTGCGCCGATCTTTGAGGCAGAAGATACGAACGATCCGCTTGTTGAGTTGCGTCGAGAAGAGCTTGATATCAAGGCTAAAGATGTTCAAAGAAAAGCCATGGAAGCTCAGCAACGTATGGAAATGGATGAAGATCGAATCGATAAAGATTATGCTATGGATCAAGAGCGCATGGATCTTCAGGCAGACATTGCTGACATGAAGAACAAAACCGCTCAAGATAGACTAAGGTTACAAGAGTCTATACAAATGGCTAACGTAGCCGAAAGAATGACCAAAAACATATTTGGGAACTAATCATGATTAAAAGAACCACAAGCTTTAAAGATCCAAAGGTAGACAAAGGCGGATTCACTGTTAAGGATCAAGGCCGCGTTAAGTACGCGTCTATTGATTCTGTATCTGCTTCTGCATCACCTAAGCCTGGAATGGGCAAAGGTAAGTCTCGAGGTGGCGGTGATGCACAGCGAGGGACTAAGTTCGAAGGCGTATTCTAATGAGCCAGTTTAATCCTTTTGTTATTCAACAAAATCTAAGTCCTTTAGAACGTATCCAAGAGGATATCGATATGTTCGGTAGGGGCGTTAGGAGGCCTACAGAACAAGAAGGAATAGATTTTAATAAAAAAATTAAAGAACAAATTAGCAAATTAAGCGAAAGCGACAGAAATAGTTTTTACGATAAAAATCCTGAATATAATCCAGAATTTACAGTGTTCGATCCACGCGGTACGGGCGGGGCTCTTGAAGGGTCTCCGAGAGGCTTTCAACAGCAAAATCCATACGATTCGTTAAAAAAACTTTTTGGCGGAAACCTTCAAAGAAATGGCGGTGGATTTGGCGGCGGTCCTCAGGATATGTACAGGCAAGATCAACAGTTCGAGGGTCGGCTTTTTGGCGAGAAGCGCAATCCGCCTCCGATGCCAAGCCGATTCATCCCGGATATTAGGCAACGTTCAGAGTTTTACCAACCGCAGGGTCCTCAACAACCCCTGCGACGGGAGGCTGGGCATGATGCTTTGAATAGACAAATGCAGCGAAGAGGGCAATTGCCACAAACGACTATAAAAAGAGAGCAAGTCGGTTATTCACCTAGACTGCAAGATTCTCTAAGCAATTATAAAACCACATTTGAAGCAAAAATGCCTCGACAAAGAATGCCACAGCCTAATCAAGGTTATGGCAATCGCTTTCCAGGCATGCAGTTCAGTGGACCTTTTGCACAGCCAATGATGCCTCAAAACTATGGCATGGGCGGCGGATACCGACAACCGCAACCAATGCCTTATCCTCAACCAAGAATGCCTTATCCTCAACCAAGAATGCCTTATCCTCAACCAATGCCCCAACCAGGTTATGGCGGAGGTTATGGCGGAGGTTATGGTGGTGGATACGGAGGAGGCTTTGGTGGGTTTGGTGGTATGTATGCGCCACAACCTCCGATGTTCGGCGGGGGATACGGTGGTGGTTATGGAATGCCTCAAAGACCTCCAATGTTTGGGGGCGGTATGCAAGGTGGTTACGGTGGTGGTATGGGCGGCATGTACGATCAACCACAAAGACAGCCGCAATATCAAAATGCTGGACCAAGTCCGTTTGGTGGTCAAATGAATCAAAGACAACAACCGCAGCAAATGGGCGGTGGTTTTCAACAAATGATGGGCGGATTTGGCGGTGGAATTATGAGGAGCTTTTACTAATGGCACCACGCAGAGGAAGAGGAAGACCGTCTTCTATAGAAAGAGGAGTTGGTGTAGTTCCTAGAAGCACAACTAAAGTTGCTCCAAGAAGATCTACGCCTGTTAAAACTACTAAATTAGGAACAGTAAAAACAGGCCCATCATCCGCGTCAAGAGCTGCTGAGGCTAAAAGGATTGCTGAAGCGAAGAGAGCCGCTGAAGCGAAGAGAGCCGCTGCCGCTAAAAGAATAGCTGAAGCTAAAAAAATAGCAGAGGCTAAGAAGGCGGCTGAAGCTAAAAGAATAGCAGACGCTAAGAGAGCCGCTGCCGCCAAAAGAATAGCAGACGCTAAGAAAGTAGCCGAAGCTAAGAGAGCGGCAGATGCTAAAAAAGCCGCTGAAGCTAAGAGAATAGCAGACGCTAAGAAAGCGGCTGAGGCGAAGAAAGCCGCTGAGGCGAAGAAAGCGGCTATTGAAGCTTCAAGAAGACGAGCTGTTATTGAAGCAGCTAGAGCAAAAAAAGCAGAAGCGGAAAAAGAAAGAGCGGCTGAAGCTAAAAGAGCCGCCGAAGCTAAAAGAGCCGCTGAGGCTAAAAGGATTGCTGAAGCAAAAAGAGTAGCTGAAGCTAAAAAAGCCGCTGTTGAGGCTCAAAGAAGACGGGCCATTATTGAAGCGGCTGAACGAGAAGAAAAGAAGATTGCAAAAGAAAGGGCAGATAAAGCTGCTGAAGCTAGGGCTGCTAAAGAAAGAGAGAGAGCTGCAAAAGAAGCCAAGGCTGCAAAAGAAAGAGCCGAAGCTAGGGCTGCTAAAGAAAGAGCAGATAAAGCTGCAAAAGAAAGAAATAGACTTAGAGCTATTAAAGAAGCAGAGGCTAAAAAGGCGGCTGAGGCCAAAAGAATAGCGGAGGCTAAAACAGCGGCTGAGGCTAAAAGAGTAGCCGAAGCTAAAAGAATTGCTGAGGCAAAACGTGCGGCTGAGGCAAAACGTGCTGCCGAGGCTAAAAGAGCTGCTATTGAAGCTTCAAGAAGACGAGCTGTTATTGAAGCGGCTGATGCAAAAAAAGAAGAATATAGGCGTCAACAAGAAGCGGCTGAAGCCAGAAGGGCTGCCGAAGCTAAAAAAGAAGTTAAAACATTAGATTTAACTCCTGATCAACTTGTTAATACATATAACAATTCTGCTGCTGCTAAAGATTTTAGCCTTAACGCAAGATATGATCCCGAAACTAATACGTTTATTGAGGACATAAGTGGTTTTGGTTTTACAGGCGATCAAGCGACTAACAAATATACTCCAGAAGAGTTTATGTCAAGGCTTGGATATAAGGCAGATGATTACAATACTTTTAACTTTATTCGGCCAGAACAAAAACAAGAAGAACCTCCAAAGCTAGAAGCTCCTGTTGTTATAAATGCTGAAAGACAAAGGGTTGTTGATCCTATAGGGTCTGTTGGTAATTCAGACCCAGAGCCCACACCTCCCGATACACCTGTTTCTTTTGTTCCAGGAGGCGGGACTGGGATAACGTATGATGAGACAGGAAGCTCGGGGCCTAAAGGCAACGAAGATCCTTCTCTTCAAAATACTGTAGCGCCTATGTGGGCGGCTCAACCTCCAGAGTTTAAGTTTACAGCAGAGCCTGTTCCTAGAATTAATCCAAATTGGAATGGTCTTGAGGAGTGGAAAAAGCAACAGGAAGAACCCACGCCTCCTGATATTTTAGACGGGCGTGGATTAACAGACATAATAAAAGAGAGTGAAGGACCTGCTCCAACGTTCCCTCCTATAGGAGATATGCCGACAGAATATCCATATGAAGAAGGTCCAAGAGATGGACCTAAAACGGGACCTGCACCTCCAGGCTTTACGCATTCTGGAGGACCGTCAACGATGGTTATGGTTCCTTTCTACAACCCTACAACGGGTGAAGAATGGATGGCATCAAGCGGAGGATGGAGTCCTGCACCAGGCTGGGTTCAAGGAAGAAAACCCGCAGATTGGAAGCCGCCAACAAGCGAGCAGCCAAGTCCAACACCATCTCCAAATCCAGAACCAACGCCTCCGCCACCACCTACGTTTATAGATATGGATCCGCTGAAAGGTATGCGTGAGCAGTTTGTTCCAAGAAACATCCTTGGTCAATCTTATGATCCGCAGGTTCGAGAAGACTTTGTTAAAAAAATGCAGTCGGGAGCTAATATATCTAGATACCCGACTTATGAAATGCCAACATCACCGCTTCCTCAAACTCAGTTCGGAGGGTACGGACAGCCTATGCCTATGTCGCCACTAGCGCCATATGCTGGTTTAGGTGCTCCGCCGATCCCGCCAACTGGTGAAGATGAACCATATGATGAAGACGCAAGACCAGGAGGTCCTTCGCAACCACCTAGAGGAGGCGGAGTGTTTTAATGGATACAGTTAATCTCTCATCTTATATCTTTAAAAAACTTCAAAAGTTTGAAGAAGGTCATATTGAGTACTTGACTGGCGGTAACATTAAAACAATGGAGGACTATAAATTCGTGATGGGTGAGTTATCGATGCTTCGCACCCTTCGCGAGGAGTTAAAAGAAGCATTGCGAACTGAAGGAGACCCCGATGAGTAATCTGTCAGCAACAGATGCTCTCGCAAAATCGTCATTAGATGACGCGTATGTGAGTAGTGAGGAACGTGTTTTAAATCCAGATCTTCTGGACAAAACACTATTAGAAAGAATGCCAAACCCTGCTGGGTGGAAGCTTCTTGTTTTACCTTATAGAGGCAAAGGCGTAACAGAAGGCGGGATTGTTCTGACAAAACAAACCTTAGACAAGGAAGGTCTAGCTACTGTTATTGCTTATGTTCTTAAAAAAGGCCCATTAGCCTACCAAGATGACGACAAGTTTGGCGGCATACCTTGGTGTGAGGAAGGACAATGGGTGTTAATAGGTCGTTATGCAGGAGCCAGATTTTCTTTAGAAGATGACTCTGAAGTGCGAATTATTAATGATGATGAAGTTATTGGGACCATTTTGAATCCCGATGACATTAAGTCAGGGTGAGGTGAAACATGTCAGAACAAACCTTAAGCGAGGCACTCGCTGATATTGATATTGATTTAAATATCACAGACGAGGATATAGAAAGTGCAGCAATTCCAGCTAATCTAAGAAGTTCAGACGATGAGGTTCAAGATGAATCTACATTTGTTGAACTTTCGGATGAAGAGCTAGAAGAAATATCTCCTGTTACAGATGATGAAGTAACAGAAGACTTTTTAGCTAATGAAGAAGATTACGAAGAAGAAACTGAAGCTGAACGAAGGGCTAGAACTGCTCAAGAGCGGATCAATCAAGCTGTTCGTCAAGCTAAAGAATTTCAACGTAGAGAACTTCAAGCTGTCCAGTACGCTAAGCAACTGCAAGAAGAGAACAAGAAGCTTTCTGCCCAATCAAGACAGACAAGCGTTAACTCTGCCGCTCAGAACTTGCAGATACAAGAAAGCTATTCGAAGGAATTTGAAGGCAGAATTGAAGCCCAGGCTGATGCTGCTAAACGAAATCTTCAAAAAGCTTATGAGTCTGGAGATCCTGAAGCAATGGCAGAGGCTCAACAGCTTATTGCCAGAACCGAGGCCGATCGTTCTTCTTTATCACAATACAAGCGTGAGCTTGCAAAGTATAAAGAAGACTACAAAAAATGGGCTGAAAGTCAGGTTAACTACCAAGAACCAGAGTATCAGATTCCTGATAATTATAATCAAGAACCTGAACCGCAGTACTTAGAGCCTTCTAGCAAAGCTCAGGAATGGGCTGCACAAAACGAATGGTTCGGCACAGATAGAGTCATGACCAATGTGGCTTTTGCTGTACATGATGAACTTGTTCGATCTGGAATTGACTTAGAATCAGATCAGTACTATTCTGAAATTAATCGCAGAATTCGACAGGAACTCCCTCACAAGTTTCAAGAAGAGCGATCCGCAGGAAACACGAAACCCGTCCAAAGAGTTGTTTCCGGTACGCGCACAACAGGAAAAGGACGCAATCAAAACGATCGTAGAATTGAACTTTCGCCCACTGAACAACAGCTTGCAAAAAAACTCGGTGTGCCGTTCAAAGAATACGCAAAACAAAAAATGAGGTTGCAAAGATCATGAATGAAGAGACAAAAATAAAAGGTTCTGGAGGATCCAGCAGGATGCCCAGAAGCGCAAGTGGAAGAGATTCCACTAAAGCTCGTCAGCCATGGCGCCCACCTCAAATTTTAGAAACGCCTGAACCTCCACCTGGGATGAGGTATCGGTGGCTAAGAACTCATATTCGAGGCGAAGCCGATAAAACCAACGTACACATGAGAATGCGAGAAGGCTACGAAGTAGTCAATCCTGCTGAAGTTGCTGGGTATGATTTACCTACAATTGATGAAGGATCTCACGCTGGAACTGTGGGCGTAGGCGGATTAATGCTTGCTAAAATCCCAGAAGAAACGGCAGAAGAAAGGAACGCATACTTCCAAAGTCGAACTGAAAACCAAATGAATGCGGTTGACAACGACCTTATGAAGGATGAACATCCCTCTATGCCTATCTCTAACGAGAGGAGAAGTAAGGTAACATTTGGCGGCTCTAATAAATAGAGCCATTATGATTGTGTTTTAAGGAGAAAATAAATGGCGAATCAAGACGCCCCTTTTGGACTCCGCTATGTTCGCAATATTCAGGGGAACTACAATTCTTCTGGTCAGTCTCGTTATAGGCTAACGACTGCTGACGCGACCAACACTACTAGCATTTATGCAGGTGACATTGTTACCCAAAATACTGCCGGTATTGTTACTCGTATTGCTCGCGCAGATGGTGGATCCGCTACTTCCGACATTATTGTCGGCGTGTTTAACGGCTGTTTCTATACAGATCCTACGACCAGCACTCCTACTTGGAGTAATTACTGGCCTGGAAATGCAGCGACCGATGCAATTGCTTTTATTTTCGACCATCCTATGGATGTGTTTGAAATTCAAGCAGATGCAGCGTTTCCTGTTGCAGATCTGTGGGGGAATTTCGATATTGTTGATAACGCTGGTACTGGTAGCACAGACTCAGGCCTCTCTTATGTAGAGCTTGATGTTTCTACCGGCGCTACAACAGCGACGTTGCCATTAAAAGCCCTGGATATTTCTGGTGACCCAGACAATTCAGATGTAGGTTCAGCCAATACTAACGTGCTTGTCACCATTCAGAATCATCTGTTTGGCCAGAAGCAAGTTGGTTTAGCTTAAGGAGTTAATATATGGCTATTTCAAGAGCCCAATTAGCCAAAGAGCTAGAGCCTGGACTCAATGCTTTATTTGGTATGGAATATGCTCGTTATGAAAACGAGCATGCAGAAATTTACGAAACAGAGTCTTCTGATCGAGCATTCGAAGAAGAAGTACTTATCGTAGGTTTTGGTGACGCAAAGGTTAAAACCGAAGGACAAGGCGTATCTTATGATAACGCTTCTGAAGGTTTTACAGCACGCTACACTCATGAGACCGTGGCTTTGGCCTTCGGACTTACCGAAGAAGCTGTTGAAGACAATCTGTATGACCGCCTTGGCGCTCGTTATACTAAGGCTTTGGCCCGTAGTATGGCGCACACTAAGCAGGTTAAAGCAGCTAACGTTCTTAACAATGCGTTTAACACTAGCTTCCCAGGTGGTGATGGTCAGCCTTTGATCAGCACAGCGCACCCGCTTGCGTATGGCGGTACTCTGGCAAATCGGGCAACTACCATGTCCGATTTAAACGAGACTTCGCTTGAAAACGCATTGATCAGCGTATCGACTTTTGTTGATGACCGAAGCATGATCTTGGCCCTTCAAGGCACCAAGTTGATTGTTCCGCCTCAGCTTCAGTTCGTAGCTGATCGTTTGCTTGATACCCCAGGACGCGTAGGTACTGCGGACAATGACATCAACGCAATCAAGAACATGGGTCTGTTACCGCAAGGTTATGCAGTCAACCATTTCTTGTCTGACAATGATGCATGGTTCTTGTTGACCGACTGCCCTGACGGGTTTAAGCACTTTGAAAGAAGCCCGATTTCAACTTCTATGGAAGGTGATTTCGACACAGGCAATGTTCGATACAAGGCTCGAGAGCGTTATAGCTTCGGGTTTAGTAACCCACGTTGTGTGTTTGGTTCGCAAGGAGCTTAATGTTTCATGTGAAACATAAGAAAAAGGTGGTCTTTTGGCCACCTTTTTTTTATTCTAAGATATAGATTCTGAGATAAAACAGCCTAAGTAACCGGCTCAGCGGACGTTACGAAGATACTTAGGCGAATCCTTTCGTAAGAGGTGACCATAATGGCGCAAACCACTTTTTCTGGACCCGTTAAATCTTTAGCTGGTTTTATTACCGCTGGCGTTAATAGCAGCGTTAGCTTATCTGCTGACACTACACTTACTGTAGCTGCTCATGCCGGTAAAATTATTATGTTGAACGATGCAGACGGCAAGTTTACTTTGCCTTCTATTTCTTCAACCGCTCCCAATGACCCTACTTCTCCCGACCAAACAAACAACATTGGCGCGTCTTTCTTTTTCTATGTTGAAACCGCAGCAACCGATCTTGACATCTTGACTGACGGCACTGACAAGTTTGTTGGTGCGGCTATAGTTGCTGTTGATGATGGCGCGAAGAAAGCATTCGTTCCTGCTGCATCTAACGATGTAATTACTTTAAACGGCTCTACCAAAGGCGGGATTATTGGTAGTGTTATTAAGGTGACTGCTATCGATACTGCAACTTACCTCGTTCATGATTCTTTATTAATCGGTTCAGGAACTATTGTTACTCCTTTTGCTGACGCTTAATAAGATAACTTTAGGAGAGCAACATGGCTGATGCAGTCACTTCACAAACTATTCAGGACGGTGAGCGTAAAGCCGTCCTAAAGTTTACTAATGTCAGTGATGGAACCGGCGAGACAAATGTAGTTAAAGTCGATGTTTCTTCTTTATCTGCAAACTCGTCTGGACAAGCTTGTACTAAAGTAACTGTCGCGCAAATATGGTGGCAGTGTGTTGGTATGGGTGTTGAGCTTTTGTTTGACGCTACCGCTAACGTTTTAGTTATTGGCCTGTCTCCAGATAGTAACGGTTATCATGACTATACTCCTTTTACTGGTATTCCAAATAATGCCGGTGCTGGCGTAACAGGAGACATTTTGTTTACAACTATCGGTGCAAGCGCAAATGACACTTATACTGTTATTCTTGAATTGATAAAGGAATATTAATGACAACCTCTGGGACTAGAGATTTTGAGCCAGATGTAGCGGAATATATCGAGGAAGCATTTGAAAGATGTGGACTTGAATTTCGCACAGGTTATGATGGGATTACCGCAAGGCGATCCCTTAACCTGCTTTTGGCTGACTGGGCAAACCGTGGCTTAAATCAATGGACCATTGAAAATACGACAACAACCTTAACTCAAGGTGCTGAGTCCATTGACTTAACATCGTCCACAATAGATGTATTGGATGTTGTTATTAGAAGAACTGAAGGTGGCACTACTACAGACATTCAAATGGCCCAGGTTAGCAGAGCTGCTTATTGGAACATTCCGACTAAAAATACCCAGTCTAGGCCAACACAGTGGTTTTTAGATAAACAAATAACGCCAAAGCTTTATATTTGGCCTGCTTCTGAAAACAATACCGATCAACTTTTGATCAATAGGTTGATAAGAATTGAAGACGCAGATGCCAGTGCTAATACCATGGATATGCCGTTTAGGTTTTATCCATGTTTAGCGGCAGGTCTTGCATATTATATAGCTCTTAAGAAAGCGCCTGAAAGAGTAGAAATGCTTAAATCTTTTTACGAAGAGGAGTTTGCTAGAGCAGCAGATCAAGATGAAAGTAGAGCGTCTTTGTTTGTGGCTCCTAGCTTAAGAAGCTATAGGAGAGCCTAATGGCTTATGCTTCTGGAAAGTATGCGATTGCGATATGTGATCGATGCGGATTTAGGTATAAGTATACCCAGCTTCGCAAAGAATGGACTGGCTTTAGGGTTTGTAGTGAGTGTTATGAGCCTAAAGAGCCTCAATTAGAGCCGCTTCCTCATGTTTCTGACGCAGAAGCTTTACGAAACCCAAGGCCAGAAACTGGTCTTATTGTAGGTTTTGGTGTTGTAAGAACAATAGATCCTAACCAAATGATTACTCCTACTGGAGATTCAATTGGCTCAGAGTTTGAAGGATCTGGAGGAACTGGAGAAGTTGGTACAGTAACAGTGGTGATCTCATGAGCTTTACATATGCAAGCTTAAAAAGCGCAGTACAAAACTACTGTGAGACTTCAGAGTCAACGTTTGTAAGTGATCTTCCTGTTTTTATTCAGGAGGCAGAAGAGCGTATATTAAAGAATGTACAGCTTCCTGTGTTTCGAAAGAACGTTACAGGAACTTCTTCAATAAACAATACTTATGTGTCTACGCCTACTGATTTTTTAGCGCCCTATAGTCTTGCTGTAGTTTCAGGGAATGTGTACACATATCTTTTGTTTAAGCATGTTTCTTTTATAAGAGATTACACTCCAAACCCTACGACTACTGGGCTTCCTAAATACTACGCTTTGTTTGACGATACAACGTTTATTGTTGCGCCGACTCCAGATCAAAGCTACGAGTTTGAACTTCACTATAAGTATAGACCTGCCTCTTTAACGGCTGGGGCTGAATCAGGAACAACATGGCTATCAACAAACGCTCCAGATGCAATGCTTTATGGAACTTTGATTGAAGCAGCCACTTTTTTGAAAGTACCTCAAGAAGTTGGACAATATGAGCAAAGGTTTCAAATGGCTTTAGAAGGCTTGCAAAAGCTTGGAGCTGGATACGGTTCTAGAGATGAATATAGATATGACATTGCAAGGGGATAACATTGTTTAGCGTAGAAGTTTCAGCGACTCCAGGTTCTGTAAATGTTCAAACGACAGAAGGTCGCGGAATGAACTCAGAAGAGATTGCAGCAAATGCAGTCGCTAAAATAATTAGTATCAGTGATACCGCTGATCCAATTATTAAAGCTCAAGCAGAAGCTTTTAGAGAGCGCATGTATTGGGTTATTGTCGCTGCATGCGATCAATCTATAAAGAGTGACAGAACTACGTTGTTTAACTTATTTAAAACAAACGGCCATGACGATATGGCTGAAATATTGAGGACTTTATAATGGCTATTGATCAGGCAATGTGTACGTCTTTTAAGCAAGAAATTTTGCAAGGCATTCATAACTTTACTAGCGGTTCTGGTGGTGGGACAACGACCACAACTGGTTCTGGCAATACTTTTAAAATTGCTCTTTATACTTCTAGCGCAAGTTTAGGCGCGGGAACAACTGCTTATACCACAAGTAATGAAGTTTCTGGAACGGGATACACGGCAGCGGGAAATACATTAACTAATGTTACCCCTACTACATCTTCGACTACTGCCCTTACAGACTTTGCAGACACAACGTGGTCAAGCAGCACCATTACGGCAAGAGGAGCATTAATTTATAACTCCTCAACAACTGCCGGAACTGCTAATAGAGCAGTAGTTGTTCTTGACTTTGGTGCCGATAAAACTTCAACAAGCGGAGATTTTACTATTCAGTTTCCTGCTGCCGGAGCAAGTACTGCAATTATAAGAATTGCATAGGACTAACATGTGGCCGACATTATTGTTGCATTTGAAGGTTGGAATAGCTCATCTCACGGATGGGGCGAAGGCCCTTGGGGTGAGGATGTTGCGCTTCCTGGAGCAACAGGCGCAGTCGGTTCAGTTACAATTACCGCAGATGCAAACGTTACTGTCACGGGTATCGCTGCAACAAGTTCAGTTGGAACCGTTACAATCTTTGCTGATGCGAATACGTCAGTCACTGGGCTTTCGGCTACAGCATCTGTTGGATCCGTTACGGTTACGGCTGATGCGAATGTCTCGGTCACAGGAGTTTCCGGGACGGGAGCTGTTGGATCCGTTACGGTTACGGCTGATGCTATTGTTTCAATTAACGGAATCTCCGCTACAAGCGCAGTTGGTTCGGTTGCGGTTACAGCTTCAGCGGTCACAATTCCAACAGGATTGTCGGCAACTGGATCGGTCGGAAATGTTACAACTCGAACAAGCAACGTCTTCCCTGTCACGGGTGTTTCTGCAACGGGTGCAGTCGGGACTGTTAGCTTTATTGGTAATGTCGTTGTTGAACCTTTTGGAGTTAGTGCTCAAGGTGAAACAGGGCAAGTTTTGGTCTGGGGCATTATCATTCCTGGACAAGATGCAAATTGGCAAGCGATTGATGAAAGTCAATCACCAAACTGGCAAAATATTGACGAAAGCCAAACACCAAATTGGCAAGAGGTAGCATAAAATGGCAACGTATGTAAATGACCTTCGATTAAAAGAAATCGCAACAGGCGATGAATCAGGAACATGGGGAACTTCCACCAATACTAACCTTGAATTAATTGGCGAAGCGTTAGGCTACGGCACTCAGGAAGTATTTAGTTCAGACGCAGACGCGACAACTACAATTGCTGATGGCGCATCAGATCCTGCTCGAGCAATGTATTTTAAGATAACTTCTGGAGTAAGTTTAACTGCAACTAGAACCTGTACGATTGCCCCTAATACTGTAAGCCGCGTGATGTTCATCGAGAACGCGACCACAGGTTCTCAGTCGATTGCGATCTCTCAAGGATCTGGCGCAAATGTGACGATTGCGACAGGCCGTACTGCGGTTGTTTATCTCGATGGTGCTGGCTCAGGCGCTGCCGTTGTTGACGCGCTCGCGCTCGTCGATCCCGGCGTTACGGATACGTTGGCTGAGGTGTTGGTTGCGGGTAATACCTCGGGCGGTACCAATATTGAACTGACCACCACTGACAAGGTTCAGTTCCGCGATACGGCAATCTATATCAATTCAAGCGCAGACGGACAGCTTGATATTGTTGCGGATACTGAGGTTCAGATTGC